TATCTACTCCAAATGGTTATAATGATTTTTATCAGCTATATAATGAACATAAACGTAACCCTTACCTATGGTACAGTTATAGAGCTACATCATACGATAACCCATATCTAGATAGGAATGAATTAGACGATCTAAAAATACACTTACCTGAGAGAGTATACCAGCAAGAAATATTAGCACACTTCTTAGAAAGTAACTATGGTGTATTTACAAACATCTCTGCATTGTTTGATGACATACAACCTGTTAACGGAGCTACAGTTATAGGTATCGACTTTGCACGTAGTAATGATAATACTGCTATGACAGTTATGCAAGGTACAAACGTTATTGATTTACGTGTTTATAACGATATGTCTTTCGAAAGACAGATAGATACCACTATAGAGCTATACAAACAATATAAACCAGAAGTAATCATTATTGAAAAAAATGGTTTAAGTGAACCTTTAGTAGAGCAGTTAACAAATAGTGGGTTACCTATATCTCCATTTCACACAACTAATGAAAGCAAAAAAATTATAGTTGAAAATTTAGCTGTAGCAATCGAACAACGAACTATAACAGTAGATAAAAACCTACGGCATACACAACAATTAGCAGATGAGTTATCGACCTATGAAAGTAGACGATCTAAAACAGGATTAATCACATACAATGCTGGCGGTAATAATCACGATGATATGGTAATGGCTTTAGCTTTAGCATACAAAGGTATAAGAGAAGATGATATAAATCTAGTATTATGGTAGAGAACAATGGATATAGCAATCATAGAAGCGCTAAGTAATGTTGGTTTCCCTTTAGCATTCTTAATAATTACATATGGAGCATTAAAAGTTATATCGCCTATTGTTAAAAACTTTCTAGATACCTATGAAAGTTTATTGAAAACATTAGTAGATATACAAAATGAGCAGAAAGACATATTAAGAGCACAACATATACTCATACATACTATAGAGCAGAGATTAAATTATATTGAAAAGAATACTAATATGCTTTCTAGTAAAGAAGTAGGAAAGATAAAGAATGAATAATGTTAAATCTTTAGGAGATAATAAACTAGGCGGGTATGGTATTATTTTTAACCATACTGATCTAACTGGTGATACCTTTACAAAAGAAACTGAATTAGGGTTTGATAGAAACCCCATTGGTATGCCAGTGTACTATGCTCATAATGTAGAAAGTATTAAGGGTAAAATCGGTACAGTAACTCATTATGATATAGACGATGTTGGGGTATGGTTTGAATTAGAGTTAGATAAATCGAATAAGTATCTAGATGCAATACAGAAACTAGCATCTAATAAACGATTAGGGTTATCTACTGGCAGTTTGCCACATACGTTAGATAAAGATGATAACGGGAATATTAAGACGTGGATAACTGGTGAGTTAAGTTTGACAGTTACTCCGGCTGAACATAAGACTATTGGGGTTAGTGTAAAATCTTTAGAAGAAAGTGAGAAAGAAACAATGTCGGATGAAAGAATGGACGCATTAGAAACTAGTATGAAGTCTTATAGTGATAAGATAGATACTATTCTTGAAATGTGGAGTAATACGAAAGATGTAAAGAGTGGTAAGGTAGCAGGTAATAGTAACGAGAATGCTAGTACATCGTTTGGGGGTTGGATTAAAGCAATTAAACAGGGCGATACTGAGAAGATTGCAGAAGTGTATAACGAACATCCTGCTAATCATATGAAGGTACTTAATACTGGTGATGGTACTGAGGGTGGATACCTTATACCACAACAGTTTGTTAATACCATTATGACAATGTTGGAACGTAAAGAGATTGTTAGACCACGTGCCGTAGTGCAACCTATTCCATACGGTAACATCGAAGTACCTACGTTAGATTACTCTCAGGTATGGGCAGAAGGGCAAGATCCTAATGTCGGTGGTATGGCTATGTATTGGACAGCAGAAGGCGCACAAGATACGCAAACAGAGCCAGAATTTAGGCAGATTACGCTAGCATCACATGAAGCTACTACATCTGTACCTGTTACTAATAAGTTGCTCGAAAACAATGCTACAGGGTTAGAAACTGTACTTATGCGATTGTTTGCTGAGATGGTAGCATATACAGAAGATTACGCTTATATGCGTGGTGATGGTGTTGGTAAACCTTTGGGTGTACTTAATGCTCCTGCTACTATGACTACTGATGTAGATGCAACTGGTATTACTGTTGCTAACGTCTCTGATATGTACGTTAAACTTATGGAGGAATGTATTGATACTGCCGTATGGCTTGTGCATCCTCTGTTGTATGCTGATATTATGAGTTTGAATGCTGATACTGATGCGGCATTAACTTTCTTGCCTGATATCAATGGACGTATTCAACCTATGCTTTTTGGTATACCTATCCTGAGAAGTAAGATTATGCCAGGTAACTATGCCTCAGGTGGGTTGATGCTTGTAGACTTTCAGAAGTATATGATAGGTGATGACTTGAATATGGAAGTCGCATTGTCTGAACATGCAGAATTTAGAAAGCGTCGTACATTGTATCGCTGTACTATCCGTACTGACGGTCAACCTATGCTGCATACCTCTGTACCTATCGGGCCATTGAATAATGAGCGAGTATCATTTGCAGTTAAGTCTAGCGTAGCTAGTTAATTAACAACTAACAAAGGGGATATATAATGCTTAGATTAGAACCACAACATATACAAGATATATATTATAGCTTTAGTGGTAGATTACAGATCATACCAAAGAAGTATGATAACGTCTATGACAATTGGTATTACAGGAATTTAGCTACACCGTCTGATATGACAGAGCATTTAGAATATTTAGAAGGGATAGCTAAAGATAAAATAGTATTAGAGTTAGGTACACGTTATGGAGTATCTACTAGCGCTTTTTGTCATAGTGCTAAACATGTTTATACTGTAGATATAGAAGATTGTTCTATGCATATACCAGACGGTACAGAGAACGTAACATTTATGCATACGAAAAGTACTGATATAGATGTTATAGATTTTAATGATATAGATGTAAACATTGTTTTAATAGATACAGAACATACATACACTCAAGTTATAAATGAATTTAGCATTATATATCCTCTGTACCCTGATATTGTAATATTTCACGATGTACAAATAGCAGAAGTGAAAGAAGCAATAGAGGATATTTGTAAAGAATACAATTTAACGTATAAAGTTATGGGTAATGTGTACCCCATAGCTATTATAGAATTATGAAAGTGAGAATATTATGAGCTACATTGATCGTATTATGGAAAGAACAGGTATATACATCTCTGCTATCGATGTTACTGATGGCATTACAGCTACTCAAGAGGTTACTACTGATGCTGTAGAGTTAGATGAGAATAGGCAGATAGCTTTTGTGCTACACGCTTTAGGTACAGGTACTGTCGATATGACAATACAGTATGGTGTACTGACTAGTGGTAGTGCTGGCGGTACAGATATTGGTAATAAATACGGTAATACTCAGGGAGGTACAGCTACCTATGATACTCTGATTGTTGGTACTGCTACTGCTACGTATGAGGGTACAGAAGGCGAAGTAATTGTAGTCGAGACTGATGCAAGCTCATTGCCTGAGAATGCTGTATACCTACGTGCTGTGATGGCTACTGGCAGTGTGAATACTTTTGCTACTCTACATACTCTTGTTGGTAAAGATAGGTATCCGCCTGTTGATAGTTCAGACGATGTTACTAAAGTTACATTGACAGAGATAGCGGAATAACTTTTTATATTTACTATTTTGTACTCCACTAGGGGTAAGATATGGGTTAACCTAACTTACCCCTTATATAAAAAATAGTCTAAATTTTACAGCATTGCAATGGGGTATACAGATAACCTATTTAATTAAAATCGATATTTATAGCCCTAGCATACTCTGTGCTTATTTATCCCCTTTAGAGTATGGAGTATGCAGGGTACATTAAAAGGGGATGTAGATGAAAATACTAATAGTTACACCTGTACACACAAAGATCAATGAACATACTCTAAGATGTATCTATGAGCTACAGATACCAGAGGGATGTACAGTAGACTACTACCAACCTATATGGGGTTACACAAAAGAAGATAACAAAGGTAACTATGATAAGTTAGGTAGAAATAATCTAAAAGATAAACAGAATGCAGCGAGAGAAATAGTATTACAATGCAATTATGATTATTTATTATTCATAGAAGAAGATATGCTAATACCCTCTAATACAATTCAATTGTTATTAGATTGTAAATCAGATGTTGCGTATGGTCTTTATGCATTTAGAATGCGTCCATATATGTTATCTTGTTGGTTAGGTGTAGACGAAAATAAAGTATTAGGGGTTTCCATTGATAAATACCCTGATACAATGCGAGATTACTGGAATAGTATTATTGATTGTGACGGTGTAGGTTTTGGGTGTACACTTATACATAAATCAGTATTAGAAAAATTACAGTTTCGTATAGGTTGGGATGATAAAAGAGATGAAAGCTATAATATACCTCATAGTGATATGTGGTTTGCAGTAGATTGTATAAATAATAATATTGTACAGAGACATAACCTAGCTTGTAAATGTGGACATATCAATATGATAGATGGGATAGCACAAATTATGTACCCTGATTTTAACGAAACTGTATCATTAGTTAAATATATTGATTATGTGAATGCATTAGAGGATAAAGACAATGCAACAGAAGTATAATCAAAAACAATACTTACAGGCTCTACAATGGTACTTCTTACAGCAAAATAATGTAGCAAGTAAAGAACCAATAGATGACAAAGATACACTGATTGATACAGACAATAATACTGTAGTAGACGTTAATGGAGATGCTATACTAGCAGATCCTACATAAAGAGAATAAACTATGCCAGATAAAATCATATGGGATTATACACTAGATAATACTCCACAAAGAACAGATAATGTATTATTGCAATCTAATGCTACGGCATTGTATACCCGTACAGAGATACAAGATATACTAGCACAATTACAAGCTAGTGATATACCAGATATCTCAGCTACATATGCTGAATATGTACCACAGAGTAATATATATTATGTTGGTAAACACGGCTCTAATACTAATGTAGGTACATCTATAGAGCAAGCTTTCCTAACTTTTAGTGAAGCAATGTCTAATGCTGTTAGTGGAGATGCTATTGTATGTTTCGATAATGGGACATACAATGAAGGGTTAACGTGTAAAGATGGGGTTAATATATTTGCTCCTAATGCTACATTAAAGCTAGACAACCTACAATTGATTATGGCTACAGCTACTATCTATTTTGATAAAATAACTAGAGATGTAGGCTTTAATGCTATGATTGAATTTAGTGGGGCAACAGGTAGGCAAAAGCTTATAGTTAATGTAGTAGATGACTATGGTAGTAATATTGCTATTAGATTGACTTTTACATCTATACCTATCTTAGATATTAAAGAGCTATATGTTAGTGGTGGTGGTATAGGAATAGCAGACTTTACTAATGCAGTACACTTTCATGGGTACATAGCAGATTTATATGCTAATAGTAATAATGCTATTTGTGTACAGATCAATGGAAGTACATTATTAGGTGAATTAAATGTACAGCATATAGTAGACTTAGGGTTTACTAATACTATTGGAGTAGATTGTAATGCTGGCAGATTAGATTTAATTTGTAATACAATACTCTGTGATACTGCTATAGATATTGAAGACGGTGCTACTCTTAATCTTGTTGGCTGTACTGTAAATGGTACAATATTAAATGATGGTACATTAAATGGTTTAGTAGCAAATAATATTACAGATGATAACATCGTTATAAATCCAAGTGGAGCTATTGTACAGAGAGTAATTACCCCTGGTACAGCTACAACTATAGACGATGGTGACTATGGTTTTGATCGCTGGAAAGTATTATCAGAGATTACTAATAGTGTACAGATACAGCGCATAGACGGTAATACACAAAGATATGCAGCAAGATTGATACAGAATGATGCTACAGCACAACAGATAGGTACAGTACAGTATATAGAGGGGATAAACTGTAAACATCTAAGAAGTAATGAAGTAACTATATCAGGCTCTTTAAGGTCTAATGCTTCTATAACTGTAAAAGCAGTAATAGTACAATGGAATAGTACAGAAGATGTTATAACAAATGATCTTATTTCTACTTATGGTGCTACAGTAACTTTAGCATCTAACTTTACAAAAGCAGGTACAGAGAAGTCTATTAGTTTAGCAGCTAACGTATGGAAAGACTTTAGCCATACTGTTACATTAAATAGTAGTTTTAATAATCTATGTGTATTGTTTTATATAACAAGTGATGTAGCACAGAACACTACACTAGATTATGAGAAGATTAAAGTAAGCAAAGGTAAGTTTGCTACTCCATTTGTTACAAGGGATATACCTACAGAGTTAGCTCTGTGTCAGCGGTATTGCCATGTGGTGGCACCAGGGTTAAACGGTACAGTCATTGGACTTGGAGCGCAAAAAGACACACGTTTCGTTACTGTCGCAGTAACACTTCCATATATGCGAGTAACCCCCACATTTTCACACAATGTGACAGGGTGGAATAACGCAACATCTACAGCAACGGGAACAGAACTTGCCGGATACAATTGGGTAAACGGGAACCCTTTTGCAATACAGACTAGTGGAACAATAGATAGTGTTTTGTCCTTTGGAGAAGGCAAGTTCTTTGGACAGGTACAGGTACGTGCAACTACATCATTTGACGGCAATGGTGGAGATGACGGGGATTTGCGTGTAGGAGAAGATGTTCAATTTATATGGGACGCGGAGATATAAACCTATGAGGTATACAGACACAGAACAAACATCGATATACTATCCTGCTCTCAACATAACCATACCTAATAATGCAACTAATAGAGCATATAGAAAATATGTTATACCATACCTTAATGAAGGTAATTCAATAGAGGAATATACAGAAGATGTACAATTAC